ACCTCGGCGCCGGGGTTCGGCGGCTCGTAGGAGTTCAGCGCCGTGGCGCCGGTGCCGGAGACCACGGCGACGGTGCCGCCGTTGAGGGCGCGCTTGAGGTTGTTTAACGTCCAGTCGGCCAGGTTGAACGCCATCGAACCCTCGCGGGACGTGGTGGCGTAGCGCACCGGGTCGAACAGCTCGGCCACCGTCACCGGCTCGACCGTGGACGAGTAGGCGAACGTCGAGCCCTCCTCGGTGGCGCCCAGCGGCACCCAAGCGGCGGCCCAGGTATCGGTGAACACGCTGCCGGCGACGGTGTTGGTCGGCAGCGCCGTGGCGAGTGGAGCCCAGAAAAGATACCCGGGGTCAACCAGGACATTTGGGGTAGCGATTGTCGGCACGGTTCAGCCGCCTTTCTAACGGTTGTTGATCTCATCTGCGGCCGGCCGCAGATGCGGCTGTGCCGGGGTGTCCTCAGTTCCTAGCTCGACCAGCGGCCCGTAGAACGCGACCCGCTTGTCCCAGCCGACGCGGTAGAACACGTGACCGCGCTCGAACACGTTCTCGACCTTGATGGATCTGCGTAGCGCGCCGGTCTGCCGCGGAGCGTTCTTCTTGGCCAGCTTCTGCACCTCGCGGGCCACCACACGGACCTGCCGCTTGATCTCCGGCACCTGCGTCAGGGCTTTGATCACATTCGGCCGGACCTTCCCGACACGCAGCCCGGCCATCAGGACTTCGCGGTGTCCGATTTCTTCGAGGTCGACTCCACCGCGCCGGACTTGTCCAGTCCGAACTTCTTCACGTGCCCGACCGGCACCGGGTGGCCCACGTCGAACGCGAGCGCCCCGTCGATGTGGATCTGCTCGGTGGCCACCCATTGGCCGTACTCGGTCTCGACGGCCTTGCGGTGGTCTTCGGCGGTCTGGTCGGTGTTGATCTCAGCCACGGCTAACTCCTTACGGGTTGGTCTCGATCAAGAGGTCGATCACGTACCGGGCTCGGCCGGTCTCGGTGTCCGGCGCGGGGATGATGGTCGACGGCGCAGCGTTGGAGATGTCCCCGGCCGTCCACGAGCCGCGCAGGTCGCGGGTCACAGACCGGACGGTGCGGGCGATGGTCAGAGCGTTCGCCGCGTCGGTGGCGGTGTTCCCGGCACCCCACACATCCACCTGCACGCGGGCGTTGCCGGTGTGCCACTCGAGCTCGACCTCGTCGACCACGGTGAGCACCAGCAGCGGCCACGTCGGCGAGCCGGGAATCCGGTCGTAGATGCGGGTGCCGACCAGCGCGGTCAGCGACGGCTGAGCCAGCAGCGCCTCACGGGTCAACGCCAGTGCATCGGGAAGCAGACTGACGGGCATGTGACCTCCTGCCCTAGCCAGCGCGTGTACTACGTGGTGAGATGTAGCTGATGAAGGGGGTCGTCATGGGCTTCGGAACACGCGCGATCGACAACGACAAGGTCCGCGACAGCCTGGTCGAACAGGCCGGGTTGAAGCTGGCGGGCAAGTTCGGCAAGGCAGACGATTCGGTCTACCTGGCCGCGCTGTTCGTGCAGCAGGTGCGCACCAACGAACTGCTCGAGCGGTTGCTGGAACGTCAGGCGGTCTAGCCGCCGGTGACGAGTTGGACCACCAGCTCGAGGTGGTGTTCGCCGCCACGCAGCCGCCAGTGTTTGGGCTGGCCGTCGATCTCATAGTCGATACCTCGGAAGCGGATACGGTCGGTCGCCACCACGTCGGCGTCGGCGTACAGGAACACCTTCCACTGCGACTCGGTACGTTGCTGCTGAACCAGGTCTTCCTGGACTGTCAACGGCTGGAACTCGCACGCCAACTCGACCGTGACCGGTGCTGTCCAGTCCGGCACCTCGGCACCATACGAGCCGACCGCGACGGTCGCGCGCAGGCGCGTGCATGTGTCGTGGAGCTGGAACGGCAGGTACATCAGGCGATCCCCATCGGCGAGTCCCGAACGTAAGGGATCGCCCGCAGGAACGCCGCCGGATTGCCCGAGACCAAGCCCGTCAGGTCCATCGACTCGGTCCGCAGCGACCGTGCTGTGACCGCCACGCCGCCGACCTGTTCAGTGGTGACATCCACCGAGATCCCCGCCTGAATGTCCTGCGCCACATCCAGCGTCGCCTGCTTGATGGGCTCCGGGACCGCTTCCCAGCCCCACTTGGCGGTAACGGTGATCAGCGCCCGCCGGCCGCGGGTCGTGTACGGCCAGACTCGGTCCACGGTGAACAGGTCGAAGAACGGCCAGCCGGGCTGGCCGTTGTAGATCCCGTCCCACGGTCGCGGGTCGACATCGGTCACCAGCCATGCCGTGCCGTCGACGCTGATCGCCAAATCGGTGGTGGTCCAGAAGTCGTCCACCGGAAGGCGGTACCAGTCGACAGCGCGGAAACGCCGCGCCGATGCCGTCTCGGTGCGGTTGAACTGGCGACCGGTGAACAACTCGACGGCCCGTGACGCAGCGCTGACGATGTCGTCGAAGAACCCGTCGTTCGGCTTGTTCAGCCGCGCCGCCAGGTCTTCGCCCGTCACATAAGGGTCGCCGATGGCCACCGGTCGCCTCTTCCGTCACTTCTGCCGAAGCAGGGTGGCCGTTCCATCGACCACCGTGGCGCCCACCGCCGGGGCCGATGGCGGCGCGGCGGCAGTCGTTCCAGCCACCGTGACGACGAACTTCTCGCCGCCGGTGAACTGGATCTCCTGCCCCAGCGTGACCGCGGTCGTGTTGGCTCGAAGCACCCGCCGCAGCGGCCGGCCGATGAAATCGACCGTCGAAGTAGTGGCCCGACCAAGCGCATCGAGCGAATTGCTCGCCGGAGTCACTAGATCACGGCCAAGGTAGTCCTCACGGAACGTTGTCGTTGCCACCGCTGACCTCCGGGTTGTTCAGTGCTTCGACCAGATCGGCCTTGGTCTTGCCTTCGGTGTCGACACCGACCGCGCCGGCTCTGTCCACCAGTTCGGCCTTGGTCAGCTTGGACAAGTCCTCGGGCTCCGGCTCGGACGCCGTTGCGTCTTCGTCGATGGACTTGCCTTCCTCGGACTCGCCGAGCAGGCCGCGGTAATACGCCTTGAGTTCGGCGTCGTCGGTCTGATCGTGCAGTTCCTTGATCCGTGTCCGGTCCAGCGAGCCGCCGACCAGACCAGTCTTCTCGTTCTCGATCATTGCCGTGTCTCCACTCCTGTCGATCAGGCCAGGTTCACAATCTCCTGGACGCCGCCGGCTTCGACGGTCATGGGAGTGAAGTACCCCGCGTAGGCGACCTGCACGCCGAGCACCGAAGGTTCGGTGGCCTGCAGCGCGCCGATCCGCTGCTCATACACCTCGACGGCAGCAGTGGACATGACGATGCCGAACGTGGTCGCAGGAGCGGTCGACAGACCGGCGGACACGTACACCGGGATACCGGACACGGCCCCGACCAGGCCCTGCCCGAAGTCCGCGGCGTTGAATCCCGTCGACTGGGCGTTCTGCGGATTCACCGGTGCGAACAGGGAGCCCCAGTTTCCCAGCTTCGCCGGCTGAACAGCCAGAATGACCCGGCCCTGTCCCTTGGTGGCGGTGTAGATAGCCGCCACCGCCGTCCACAGCCCCGCAACAAGCTCAGCCGCCGTGGGAGTACCACCGGAGGCAGTACCGAGCTCGACGTTATTCGTACCGGCGATGAGCGCAGCACCCAATGCGGCCTCAGTCTGGACCGCGTACTGCGCGGCCAGGTCATTGACGATCGCATCCATCATCTGCGGCGAGGAGAAGTCGATATTCTGCCGCGACACGTTGACGTAACCGCCATAGGTGACCGCGTTGCCGGTCAGCCGCGCAATGGTCATCTTCTGGCTGGACAGTTCGGACTTCTCATCCGCCGCCGCGCCGGCGGTGCCCTGGACGGCAACCGTAGTGCGGGCGGTGACCTTCGGCCGGTACCACGTCGCCGACGGCATGTCCCGCGGCCCGAGTGCATTGACCAGCGGCCGTGCCGAGTCGATGAAGTTCAGCACCTGGCCGACGATCGGGTCGGGAATGACGCCGAGGTTGTCGCTGGTCTTCTGGTGGGCGGCGGCGCGGGTGTAGAGCTCAAGCCGCTCCATCGCCGACTTGCTGCCAGTCTGCGCAGCTACGTAGTCGACCATGTACTCGCCGGTGGACCGGTACTCGACCGGGCCGGACTCGCCGCTGCGGCGGGCCGTGGTGATGGCCAGATCGACCTGCTTGGCGCGAGTCGCGATGTCCTGCGCGATGCGGGCAGTCTCCGACAGCTCCTCGATCTGCTCCTTGATCACACCCATGCGGGTGCGCACCTCGGTGAGCTGAGCCTTCTCGGTATCGTTCAGGTCACGCTCGGCATCCTGAACGCTGGCGATGAGCCCTTGAGCGAACGCGTTGCGCTCCTCGAGCTCCTTCTCGAGACGCCGAATCATGGCGTCGTTGGCTTGGCTGTTCACAGCCATGGCGGGTACTCCCTAAGTGAGATGTGATGAGGGAGCACGCCTCGATCGCCCCGCGCTCCGGGGTCGTCGATGCCGGCCCCCGCTCGGGGCCGGTGGTCGTGCGACTACTGGTTCAGGCGCGAGGCTGCCCATGCGAGCAGCTCGTCGTTCATCGCCTCGTCCAGCGCTGGTGTTTCAGGTAGCGGCCGCTCCGCCACTACCAGGCCGTGCTGTCCCGCTCGGACAGCCAACACCTCGGCCCCTACGAACGCCGGGTCCTCGACCATCGCCAGATGGTCCATGAAGCCCCGGAGAATCTTGCGTGTCTTGGTTCGCCGATCAAGCTTCTGATCGCTGAGGCGATTCAGCCGGAATCCGATGGAGGGGAACGCGCCGCCCTCGTCGGCCAGAGTCAGAGTCTCATCCCCGCGAGTAGTGGAATAGATCTTCACGCGGGTGAACAGGCCCTTGGGATGCGACGGGTCTACTTGGACCACCTTGCCGACCGTGTCGCCCTTCGTGTGCTCGCGGTTGACCTGAATCCGACCCGCGTGGCTCTCGATCCCATCGTAGGCGTGCCGATCGTGCGACTCGTGCCAGATCTCTCCGCGGTAGAACACGTCGGCCTCTTCGTCCCACGGCACTGCGAGGACGTCGATCAGACGCAGCTTCTTGTCCACATCCTGCAGCGTCGAACTACGGTGCTCGACCTCCGGCATGGCAACCTCAGTCACGACCGGCCACCTCCTGTCAGCGCCTCGGCCGACTCCGTACCGACCAGCCGCTCCATCGTTCGCCACTCCTCAGCGGTAAGCACGCCACGATCGAACAGAATGGCGTTCGCCTCGGCCCGCTCCTTGAACGCCGGACGCGAATACTCGTCACGGTTCAACTCAGCCGACTGACCCCGCGGCAACGCCCACCCGGACAGCGCCGACATCACATGCACCGCCTTCGGCTTCAAGCCCGCCCGGTCGTGGAAATCGAACAAGCTCGACACGTTGCTGTAGGTCATCGAATCGCCCCCGGACGGCAACCCCAGCAGGAACGGCGGCACGCCCAGCAGGATCGCGATCCGCGACTCGTTGAACTGCGCCAACTCCAACAACGCCATATCCTGCGGCGTCATCTGCAACTGCTTCGCCGTCACCCCGCCGGACAGCACAGCAGGCTTGCCCAGATTCCGGGTCCGCGAATCCCACCACTGCTGCAGCAGATCATCCGCCTCGGTCTTGGTCAGCCGCCGCGGCACCTCGAGCGCGTAGTACGGGATACCGCCGCCCTCGGCGATCTCCGTCGCGTACCGGGCCAGCACACCGGCCGCGACCAGCCGGGCCTTGCCCGACTCCAACGGGCCGACACCACGCGCATTGTCCGTCGTCGACTTGTACCGGATGTGCAAAACATCGTCGGTCACATCCAGAGATCCGAGCTTGTACTCGCGCCGGCCGTTACGCATCTCCACGCTCATCAGCCACGGCGCGATCACCCGGAAGTTGTACGGAAACCCGTCCGCGGCGCGGGCCATCGGCAACACGAACGCCTCGCCCAACTGGAAGTCCCAGAACAGTTGCTTAGCGAACTCGTGCCACGAGGTGTAGATCGTCGGGTCCGGGTTCATCATCCACGTCATCGGCTCCAGCACCCGACCATTACGGGTCCGGTACACCGGCATCGCCGAGAGCACCGAAGAGTTCAGATCCAGCGCCGCCCACGCCGTGTCCACGAGCTCCTCGAACTTCGGACCCATCTGTCCCCACGCAGGCGTGGCCCAACGCTCCGGCCACCCGTCCCACGGCGACGTGACAACCGCGGCCATCCGGTTGTTGCTCGGCTCGGCATCCTCGAACTCGAAACCGTCCGGGTCGCCCGGCGTGTACGTCGGCCCCACGCTGTCCGGGTCGCCCACCGTCGCGTTCGGTGTCGCACCGGCCCCAGTGAGCCAATCCCAGAAACCCATGGCCCACCTCTCAGTAGATCGCCGGAATCATCGCATCGGCACGTGCAGCAACAGCAGCCCACGCGGCGGCCTTCACAGCACTGGCCGCAGACATCGACCGCACCCGCGGACCATCCACGCCAGGCGACGTACGCAACGCCAACACTTGGGCCGTCAACTCGAAGCCGCCGTCATGGACCAGAACCTCATCGGCGAGTAACCGGCCCAGGTCCTCCACCGCGGCCCGCACCGTGCCCGTCTGCGGTGTGGTGTCGATCTGCTCGGCCTCCCAAGCCGGATCGGAGGCGATCGACGCCCCCACCAGCACAGGCTGCACGAACCCCGACTCACGAACAGCCTCCGCCGCCGACGGCAAATCCGAATGCGTCGATACCGACACCACGGCCCGACCCGCCTCATGCCACGCCCGAGCCACACTCACACCTTCGCCGTACCAATCCTCGACCGCCACCGCATCAGGAACAGCATCCGGTACCGGCACCGCCAGATCCAACCAATCCTGCTCGGATACCACCGGGTCGCCATTGGACCGGGACTCTCTAAGCCGCCAAATGTTCAGGTACTGCGCCTCGAACCCCCGCATCGGATCCGGGTCGTCCAGCTCCGGGTCATCCTCACCGGCCAACGCCTTCTCGAACTTCGCGGCGATCATCTTCCGGCGGTCCTCCGACCAGTGCGGCGATGCGGCCTTCCACACATCTGGGTCCGAAGGATCGCATCCCGGCTTCGCGCCCCACAGCAGCAGCAGCGTCTCCGGGTCATCCGTCGACAGCGCTTGCAACAGTGCCGTACGCATCAGCGACGTGGCCCGACGGTGCGCCGTGGAGGTCAGGTGAAGCTGCGGCGACTGGCGCTCCAAGATCGCCGGCTCCAGGCCCTCGCTCACGGTGTCCGGCGCGACATTCCAGCCCTCGTCGACGATGCCGAAGCACACGTCGTAGCCGTACACCGCCCGCTGCGCCCGCACCAGCCAGCGGTCGCCGCCGCCTGTTTCCATCGCTTCCTTGCCGTTGGCTCTGGACACTGTCCAGCCGGCCGACTCCTCAGCCCACCGCCACGCTGCCCGCTGGATCTCCCGGCAGATCGCCACATCCGAGCCGGTGTGCACCAAGGTCTGCGTCTCGCCGAACAGCTCCGCGTTGTCCAGCCGCCACAACGCCATCCCGCGAATCCGCACCGACTTGCCGGCCCGGCGCGGCGTCGACTCCACCACCGAGCGGTGACACAGCGTCCCGTCCTCGCGATGCTCCAACTGACGGGTGATCGCCAACCGCTGCCACCAACGCAACCTGATCCGCTGCGTCCGCTCGATCCACTCGATCGCCCCGGTGCCATACGAACCCACCGCATCGGGCGACGGCGGGGACATCGCCAACGGTGGAGCGGCATTCTCCGGCACATCGCAGAACGGCGCCAACCACGAGTAACGGCTCAGTATCGCCGGATTCCATGCCAGTTCCGGGCGAGTTTCGACGTCATCGGAGTAAAGGGGAGAGAGATTTTGACTGGCACGGGGGTCATTTGAACCGTGATCAGAAAAAACCAGGCCATCAACGAGTCGCAGGTTGGTCATCGACCGCTTCGCGTTGGTGACATCAGCGCCTTTGCGTCCACCAGCCGAGCGATTACATCGCCGATGTGCGGGCCCGGCGTAGGCGGTGCGGTCGTCGGTATGGTCCAAGTCCCAAGGTTCGCCGGGCTGAATGAACTCGCCACACCGGCTGCACCTGACACCCCCCGTATTGACTTGGGGGGCCCATCGTTTGCGATAGGCCTGGTGTGTCGAGCCGAGGCCACGCTGCGTTGTGTTGCCTGCTCGTGGCATGAGACACCACCTCGAAGCGTGACCGGCGTGGTGGCGGGTATCCCGCTGGCGCAGCCCGGGTGGTGTGTGGCCGGGGGCGCGCGGTGGGCGGGAGGGGGTTGGGACTAGCGCCTGGGCATGGTCAACCGCTGGCATTTGTTGGTGACAAACTACCACGACCATGCTCACACGGCCTGCTTCTCCAGCTCGCGCTGGTCGCGTCGCGCCTGGTCGCGGGCAAGCAGGATCTTCACGTCGGCGAACACGAATAGCGGGTTCCCGTCACGGTCGTCGCTATGCCGCTCGAGCAGCCCACGCGAGTGCCACTGGTTGACC